TTAAAGTTGGTACACTACAGATTCCTACATGGTCTATCGTTACAAACACTGGTCCTGATACTGACGCAGCATTTACACCACCAAATAATCTTACTAACAGGGCACCTAATAGACAATATGTTAGTTCTATTGTTGCTGTCACTGGTATCAATAGAGATATTACAATCACTGGCACAAATGGTGTACTCATTTCCATTGACTTTGATACACCAGTTGTAGGACCAAGAACATTTACACCTGCTAACAGTAGTTTTCAGTTATATCTAAACGCTAGTGGTCTTGCTAGCACTGTAAGCACTACTGTTGTTGTAGGTACTGGTGCTAGTAATCAATTTACTTGGAATGTATCCACATATGCCGTAGCACCACCAGCGCCAGAATTAAAAGGAACATGGTATAGTAGAAAGAACTCTTACACATATGAAGATACTAATGGTGATGTTCAATTAAGAAATGCGAAGGATGATGGTCTTGCTATTGGTACAGTTCTTTCCGTTCTTAAGCAACCAAACGGATCTTATGGTACAATAGATGGTGACCTGGATTCTAGATATCCTGGTTTCATTGAGTGTGATGGTAGACCACTATCAAAAACTGAATACCTTGATTTGTTTGCTGTTATTGGTACACATTATGGACAGTCTGATGCCAATGGTAATACTGGAACTACACACTTTAAAGTTCCTGACTATAGAAACAGGAAACTTACTGGAGTTGGTGTTGTTGATGGTAATAGATCATCATCTGCTTTCCTTCCAACAAATAACATCAACGAACCAGGTAACACTGGTGGGTGGTGGTATGTTGACAAGGTAGATGTTGCTGGTGATAATCCCTATGAGCAAATACTGCAAGGTGGTTCACAAGCTGAAGGTAAGGTTCAGACATTTGCATTGTGGCAGAATAAACCTTCTGTTGATGCTGAATATATTGAAAGAACAGTCGGTCAATATGTAAATAGAGGTGAGGGTGGTAATCCTGACTATTGGACTGCATTCGGTGAATCTCAAGAGGAGGATGTTTTAGTTCTTGGTGGTACTGGTAGTGGACTACGACTGCGAGTTAGAGCAGAAGCAAATGATTTGGATGGATCAGGTAATCCAGATGATACAAGAGTTACAGTTGTGTCAATACTAGATCCTGGTACTGGATATCAATCTGGGGATTTGATGGACATTGGATTCTCCACTGCTGCACCTGGTGGTGGCACTGTTATACTTTCTCCTGGCATTAAAGTATTAACAGTAACGTCAACACCAGTAATCAATTCTGATGAAGGCACCGAGAGTAACTTCTTTAACTTTGGTACAGTTAAGACACAATTCAATGCACCAATTCAAGCTGACGTTGAGTTTACTGTTAATGGTACGGTAACTGCACAGATTGGACAGTTACAGGAGAAAATCATTGATGTTCCTACACATAGTCACCTATTTGTTACTGCATTTACTGCTGAAGGATTTGGTGGTACAGGATTGATTCCATGGAACAGTCAAGTTTTTGCTAATAGTGGTCTAGGACAGGTGAATAAATCAACTGGTACTGGTGATGGTCCATACATTAACTTCATTGGTGGCGGTGGTATTGCTGAAGATGAAATTTATCGAGAGCAACCTGATGTATGGTATCCACTATATCTGTCAGAGTTGAAATCAAAAACTCAACCAGGTGGCAATGCTCTGTACTTCGATCAACTTTGGGATGATATTCTTCAGTCAAATGAAGGTAGAAGTTTTAAGGAACGCATTGTTGAATGGGCAGGAACATTTGGAGACGCTCCTCTTGGAGAGGGAGATCCTCCAGGAACAGCTAGTTTGACACTAACTGCGAAAGTATTCTGGCCATCACCTTTCAACAGTCTTAACTCTGACGATGTTGTATCAGTAGCAGGAAATCATCTGAACTTGAAGAGATATCCAGACGATGTATATGGAACAACTGGTGGTGGACCAACTGCTGTTTCTGCTGCTATTGATGTTACTGGATCAAGATTTAGAATTGAGGCATATACTCCACCAGCAATTCTAGAAGATAGTGACACTACAACTTCTTCTCACAATCACCTAATGGGGTTAACTCCTGTTTTAGATCCAACGCAAGATTATAGTTATGGTAACCAAAATGGTCCTGGTCTTTTCAAAACAGGATTGGGTGGTTTTGGTACTACACTTAACGTCAGTTTTGACAATAATCAATTTGTTGGTAACACACCACCAGTTGGATATGTGTTGAATACTGGTACATTCACTCTTAATCAGAATATCAAGAAACCAATTCCTAGCGTCAAGATGAAACCCAACATACAAGTTCCTATCATACAAGAGTTTCACAAAGTCAAATATATAATCAAGGCATATTAATATTATTTTATTATCATGACACAACAAATCGCTCCTTATCGTCCACTTGAACTAATGGAAAATCCAAAAATCACCAAGTGTGATTTTACAGATTTTATTGGTGTGTGGGAAAATTTCGTACCAGCAGCTCTATGTCAACAACTTGTCACATATGGTGATAGAGTCTTCAATGAAGATGTTGCTAGTGTTCTGAACCAAGATGATGAAGATCAAGGTGATCTAGGAGCTTCAGAAGGCGAGATTAACATCATGGAAGGTTCTGCCATGTATGGGTCTGCATTTACTAGACATGATAGATCATTCATGCTAAACTATGCATCAGCAAAATATACTAATAATATTAACCAGATGCTGAAATCATGTGCTAATCACTATTGCTGTTACTATTCTACATTGAAGAAGACTAAAATGTTTTCTTCTGACATCAAGTTTCAGAAAACTCCAACTGGTGGTGGATATCACTCATGGCACTATGAAAATGGTACAATTGAATGTGCTGCTCGTGAATTGACATGGATGATTTATCTAAATGATATTGAAGATGGTGGTGAAACCGAGTTCATGTATCAGAAACGTAGGATTAAACCTACAGTCGGCACAGTAGTTATTTTCCCTGCTGGTCTAACACATGTTCATAGGGGAGGTTTCCTTTTAGGTGATAAGGATAAATATATAGTAACAGGTTGGTATATCAAAACTCATGGCTGATAGCATCGAATTGGTAGATAATATTAACAAGGTGATAATGGAGATTGATTTACTGAACAGTCTCGTTATCGATTCTACTCATATTTTGGACTTGCCTAATGGTAATAAAATCAATCAACCAATTAAAATCCTTCCTGATATCATGGAAAGATTTAAGAACGAGGTTGTTGGTGATATATTCCATACAGATACAGTTGATGAACTAGAGCACGTTCTTTTCTATAGTGATGATACTGCACTCATCCAACGTAGAAAATACAAATATGATTTTGCGACTGATCAGTCAACCTCTATTCAATATATTTTCAATGGTGCTACTACAGATCAAATTAAAGAGTTGCGTCAAAGAGTAGTAGATCTTACTGCTGCCTCTCATGTTGTGAGAGAAAGACAGATCAGAGATAAGATTACTAAAATTTCTGAAGAGCAGATGTTTTATGATGCCACTATGAATAAGAGGCTAGTTGAAAGAACAGCAATGCTCAAAGGTTCTGACTGGCGTGTCCTACCTGATATCGAAGATTCTTACGAAGGTGAGAAAGAGATGTGGAAGAAGTGGAGAAAGGCACTCCGTAGCATGGATGCATTCAATAAAAAGTATGATGATCCTCTGGATCTCTTCAAGGCAATCAAGGCTATTAAATGGCCTATTGACCCATCAATTTATAGAATTGCATATCCTGATAACGTAGATCCTGCTGGTAACGCAATTGAATATAATCTTGATATAGATGATGCGAGGTTGTGGACTGAAAGAGACGTTGATGCATCTAAAGATTATGTCAATGATAGACTAACAACTGTCATTGAATGGAGAGATAGATCTACTAACGCCAAGAGAGTGGTAGCACAAGGAGTTCAAGATTTAATGAAGTTGATGCGAGTCGAAGACTTCGTTGAACACGGTATCGATTATTCAACATTTTATGATGAGGAAGATTTAAATGATATGGCTGCTGAATGATGTTCTGACTCCTGCAGAGTCAGGCAATATACTTTCTGTATACACAGAGCATAGATTTCACTGTGGGAGTGATAGTAATCCCAGAGAAGGTGTAAAGAAAAGTTCTGTACTTAATTACGATGACCCAGACTACAAGAGATGTATGCAAACTCTGTATACTCCTCTACAAAAAGGATTATCTGATTTTCTAATCAGGAGATCTGGACAACCATACTTTGTCTGGTATAAGACTGGTGGATTTTATAAATGGCATTTAGATGCATTCCCTATCGCTGGTATTGCACCACACTTTAGTTTCACTGTAGCTCTCAATGACCCTGATGAATATGAGGGTGGAGAGTTAGTCATTCGTGTTGGCAATACTGAACATGAATTCAAACCACCAAAAGGATCAGTAATTTTATATAATACTGGTCTATGGCATAAAGTAAATGAAGTCACTGCAGGTAATAGAAAGGTTGCTATTGGGTGGGCAGAGAGTTACATTAAAGAATCTGCCATGAGACAGAATATTATTGATCTTAAACATGCAATCAATGATGTTGCTGATGACGTTAGTCACGAACAACTAGAGAAACTTGAATCCGCAAGGATGAATATGATTAGGGAATTTGTAGATAGACCATGACATATACTACTGATGATGTTGTACAATATTTTGATTTCTTCGATGAAGAAGATTTTCAAGAGATTCAGAATAAGACAGGACACGGATCGCGATGGACCTTTGGTCACACCTCGCTAGGTAAAGAGCATCCAGAGTATCATAGTTGCACACCATTCTGGAAGATAGACTTTGCTGAAGATCCATTCTTCTACGATCATCTTCTAAATAAGATACAGAAGAAACTAAACACACGATTTAAACTACAACATACGTATGCTAATGGGCATACTTTCGGTCAAGATGGATCAGTTCACGTTGATGCACAGACCGACAACGGAAGAACACTATTGTTATATGTAAACCCTAGATGGCATACAATGCTAGGTGGGCAAACTAATTTCTACATCAACAACGGTGAAGTGCATGGTGTATTCCCAAAAGCAAACAAAGCAGTATTGTTTCCTGGTAAAATACCACACTGTGCTGCACCGTGTACTAGAAACTTCAAAGGATTAAGAGTCACTGTCGCCTGGAAACTGTTTATCGATGATTAACCAAAACTATCAGATCTTCAATCTACAAGAGATTCTTGGACGTTATGCAATGACAGCTGGAGTGCCACTAGCGTTCATTAGAGTAACTGGATGGAACAATAGCACCAATGTTGATGCTATCAATACATCTATTGCTCGATACTCAAAAATGCTAGAGTCAGATCTTATTGCTGACATGAAACAGTCAGAGTATGTGGTTGTAGAACTTGAGAGACTAGATCAGGGTGTACTTGATTACTTTGATGACAACTTCCCTGATAGTCAAGCATCTGTTGCTAATCCAGAGATGTATGTGTTTTATGCATTGTATAATGATCTAGGACAACTTATCGCATCAAACGAATGATCTTCTCCGACACTTACACAGTAAAAGAAGTATACAGTGTATTGAGGCAAGAGCATCTATACACAAGTTCGATGATGCCATGGTTATACACATCATTGAAAGATGTGAAGTATCAACCTGCAATAGCAGATGATGCTCGTAATAACATGAATGAGATCTTTGTATTTGATTATTTAATTAGCGAGGTCGCTCCTACTATTAAAAACGAGTACAAGACGTTTTGTGTTAATCATAATAGTAATGAGCACTTGTCTTATGAGAGTGGTATAGATTTATCTTACAATGCATTATATCAACAGCGCAATTTACAACATCTAATTGATGAGACAAATACTTCACATTTGAGGGAGGTATACAATAAGGTTACAGAATCTATTCGTACACACCACATTAATCCAGACGCACGTCCAAGTTGTGATAAAGGCGCTACATTTTGTGGTTATTTGTATGATATCTCTGGTACTCCTATTGCAGTGAAGGTGAAACAAGGTCAGGGTCTAGATTATAACATTACTGATAATGAAGTAATGTCTAGACTTGCCGCACATTGTAAAAGAAATCCTTTATACCTAGACGGTGAGATGATCTTCCATGCTAATGGTAGAGAATCATTTAGATTAAACTGTCAATATCATACAGCATTCTGGAGAGAAAGAAAGTCTAGTGTTAAAGAGACCAGAAGTGTTATGACTGCTGAACGAAATCGTGAGAAGATTGAGTTGAGAGATGAACAGATTTCAAGAGAACATCTATATGGATTATCATCTGCAAAGGGTGATTTCTTGACAGAAGAACATGGAAAGTATATCAATAGTGTATTTCCTGACACTCGTCAAGTAGTATTTGACAATGGTTTTAGGAAAGGATTGCAGAACTTTAGAGTTGACTTTGAGTTTGTGTTTGAGAACAATGAATTGGTAGATATTCTATTGTTTAGGACAACACACAATGAGTTTAAGGAGATCGAGACCCTGATCCCTTGACAAGCAGGGGCTGATGCTGTATGATTCGTGGGTTGTCACCCCCTACATAATGCAAGGTTCATTGCCTGATCGTTCTGCGCTCAATATTCATGACGCTGCCTGCCTCGCTCCTTTCTTTCGTGCTCAAGCACCTCACGGTGACATTCCAACACGTCAGGAACTACGTGCCAAGGGTCTACAGTCAAAGAAGCGTGAGGACTCTCTCAAGGGCCTCTGTGATGCTCTGAACCGTGTTTACCCTGATAGTGTTGACTACAGTGTAGTTGAAGATGCTCGTAAGCGCAAGCAAGCGGAAGCAAAAGCAGAGAAGGAGTTATCATGTACGAAGAACTAAATTGTTTTGAAGAAGCACTCAAGCACTTTGGAACAAGAGTAGAGATCATCACTGCTATGGAAATGGCAAAGAAAATATCACCTGAAGATGCCTATCAGATGATTAAGGATGAACTCAAAGAAGTTAAGTTATGCCGTAAACAATTCAAAAATAAGGACTGCTGAATCATGTCACAACCACGCCAAAAAGATCCCTCCGATCCACTTTATGATGCAAATGATAAGTGGAATGAGTATAAGGTAGATCTGCATTGTAATGAAGAACACTCACCTGATGAGTGGGATCCTAATACAGAAGGTAAGATTGCTGATCCACAGAATCGTCACCAAGATAAGGTGCTAGATAAGTTCTGTGATGATCACCCTGGTTCCCCTATGTGTAAGGTATTCGATGACTGACGAAGAACTTAAGCAACAAAGACGACGTGATGCATTCAATCTCTTTTATGAGAGTGTATTGAAGCCTGACAATAGACTTCGAGCATGTGCTCACAACCAAGAGTGCTACAATGAACTAATGGAGTGGCGATCTGATATCATTTCGTATCTAGATGATAGAAGGAATCGTGAATTCTGATCTATATACTCTAGTTTACATTTATTGCCATGACTAAACATGACATGTTGATCGACTCCATTAACCTAAAGCTGCACGAAGTGTTCAACATGGGCAGGACATTGGATGATAGTGATTGGGACGACGACACAGCATCACAAATCTCTCAACATATTCTAGAATTGGTTGAGGATCACCAACAATCAAAGAAAACTAATTATGGAGTCCACAATGGACAGTACCAATGGAGAGCAAGTGACTGAAGTTATTGTACCCGAAGGTGCAGAACTTATTGATGAATGCTTCTACGTCTGGGAAACTAGGTATGGACTGTATTCTACGATGACAAAGGCAGGTCGCAACATGATGACTGGTGGCACTAAAGATGGTGTCTGTCTTATGACACGTTGGCATCTTAAGTGTGAGCAAGAGGGTACACTACATCTATACACTAGAGTTGTCAATAGTACCCAGGGCGTCAAGTTATGATGGAACAATTTAGTAATGATATAAGTGGTGAGACAGTAGAAATTGCTACTATACCTATCTTTGCAACGCCATTGATAGTTACTAAATTCCCAAAGCATGAATCATATGAATGGAAGTCATTTGATAGGGTAGTTAGAAAACCAGAGGTATGGTTTACTCCTCTCAATACATCATTCCCTAATATTAAGGAGGATGATCCGTATATTGATAATGAGACTGCGGAGAATGTTAAGAGAGATGTGTTAGAGCATTGCAAGAAAGTCCTTGCTTGCTATAATATGCCAGCTGACATACGATACAACGGCTTCTGGTATAATGCATACTATGAAGAACATGGTCAAGAACCACACGATCATTTGTCACCTGATAACTTAAACCCATACTGGTCTGGCATATACTTTGCAAGCAATTGTTGTGAAGGACAGTTGACATTCCAGAAAACAGATCTTTCCATGCGTACACAGCAATTGTTTAAGCATAGTGATAGTAAGATCTGTGACTATTACGAAGAACTCTGGACATCATACATTCATGATGGACATATATTGTTGTTCCCACCACATCTGAAACATGCTGTAAAGGTGGGTAAGGAGAATCGTAATAAGATGAGGTTGACATTCAGTTTTAATCTTGCTATTAATAGGAGTGCGTACTTACCTGATGAATATTTTCGTGACGAGTCAACATCCGACTGAATCAGCAGAGTGTTTACCTGACAAGCACATTGTCAAGATGCCATTAGAAACATGTCAGATGCTATCTATTGTATGCTCTGACAAGTGGGGTCATGGTTATGGCACAATACCTAAAGCAGATGGTAATCCATATGCTACTGATAAAGGTGCATTCCGTAATCATCCTTGTACTAAATGGGCTAATGAGACTGTAGAGAACTCTAGATGGTTGCTTGCTCATGGTATAGCATTATGTGAAGAGTATTTCAATCGATATGGTAAATGCCATACTTGTTTCAAGACTCTCCTTGTTGCTGATGAGATCATTCCTTATGTTAAATGGGATAATCATACTCCATTTGTTCGTGCAATGCCTGAAGAGTACAAGTTTGATGATAGCATAGATACACTGACAGCATATAAAATGTATATTGCTTCTAAACCATGGGTATCTAGCAACTACCTACGACTACCGAACCGCAAACCTGACTGGATTTAATGAAATATATTGTTCCTGTTGATGATGAAGGTGTGCTTACATTTCCTGATGAACTCATGGATAAATTAGATTGGCATCCAGGTGACACACTATTGTGGATAGATAACAAAGATGGATCATTTACACTAAAGAAAGAAAACTAATGGCACTATCAAAATCAGTTGAAGACTCACTAGATGAAGCAGAGTCTAACCTACGTAATGCATTGTCATATGCTGCAAGACAAGAGAAACCTTTCATTTGTAATGCTATTGCAGAGATGATCAGCAAGATTGACTCAATGAAACAAATGGATAGCATCATGGATAAGCTTGATAACCGTAACTTTGGAGATAGTGGAACATGGGGACCAATCGTAGAGTAGAGATCGAACTAGGATCAGACTTACAGGATGAGTATGAGTATTGGTTAGAAGCGAAGCGATCATTATGTACAGAACGCAGCATCAATTCATTTCTCAATTTCATATCAGTATATGGCACACACAACAACCCAAAAGACCCTGACAAAGCGTGAAGCAGTGTGGATCTGCAGACGCATGATCAAGGTGTGGCATAAAGAATTGCGTGGAGATGCATCAGGTAAGCAATTATACTGGTCATTTTTCCTTGACACACTACACAATTGTGGTAGAATATCTGATGAAGACCACGCAACATGGCAATGTCCATTCAAGTAACACTGACCAAAGAAGAACTAAACATCATTTGGAGCGCACTACAATACATGACACGCGGACAAGAGAGTGTTGTCACGACAAAGTATGGTAGTGTCTCCGAGTTGGCACAAAGAATTGACTTCTACCTGTCTACAGGAAGACATGGGAAAGATCTAGACCTGCTGTGACAGTATACAAACCGCCACACATCAGCTCGCCACGCACTCGTTGCGCTCTACAATATGCAAGTACACAACAGGAGCACCCTATGTGGGATGAGATCAACGACATGGAAGGCGAAATCTTCGATCGTTTAGACGTTGATGATGATCTTCCCTCCATTCTGTCGCTCACTGATGAAGACATTAATCAGTTGATTGACGAGCATGAAGCAAACACTGAAGACAACAACTGATCATGCAAAAGTACGAACTCACTATCCAATCTAACAGTGGAAAATTTCTTCAACGACACATCGTTTCTCGACAAACTGCACAAACTGTCTGCGATTTCGTCAAATACAACGGATACAAAAACTACGCCGATGTTAAACTCATCGTCGCAGAATGTTGTTACTGACAGTGGTGATGCATTCGCCATGGCACTAGAAGAACGTGCTGCATTCTATGAAGTGACCGTAGACTATTACATCGAGGAGTTTTTTCTATAGTATACATATCATTGAATGACATACGACTATTCACCCATGACTGATATCGAACAATCCATGGTAGAAGAGATGAAATCACTCATCAAAGATCACGCAGACACGATCAATGATCAAGCTGCTTACATTCAAGAACTGCAACAACAAATGTCCGACATGCACGATAGATTCTATGACTGTTGATGTTATTCATGACCTTGATTCACACCTAGACAGTGGTCATGTGTGGAGACTTGAACTCGAACAAGAGTGGCAAGATGATCAAGCAGAACCACCTAATGGTGTGTATACTGTCTCAACTCACGTCATCGCACCTAATCAAGATCTAGCAATGTATATTGCTCACACACTATATCCTGACATTTCATTCATCACGATTGACGATCAACCATGTACGAGAGACAACTATGTATCCAGTAGGGACAGAAGTAGAGTATGATGGATATCTTGGTGTTGTGACCTTCAACTATGAAGATAAACAATGCACCATATGCATCAAAGTCATACCTGATGACATCCCTAGATCAGTCTGTCTCGTAGTAACGAAACAAAACTTTCACAAAATTCACCTCATCAACGGAAACCGAAGCGATTCTTAACATCATGGAACAATACAACTTTGAAATGGGTAACTACGAAGGCGACTGGACAGATGATCCAGCAGTTCGGGAGTCTATCTTGCGTGATGCAGCCGAGCAGGTGCTGTGGGACAGTATCGAAACTGTACCACCAGAACTGGACGAGTTCTGACCACAGACTATACTGATGCTATCAACACCAGAACAAATGCTGATTGACACCCAACTGCTCTCCGTCATCGAGTCCCTCCAGGATGCCCTGCAAGTGGGTGAGAATGCTACTAACCTAGATTCCCCTGTAGACTCTGATGGAGACGCTCTGAAGGACTGTCTAGACGACTCTCCTGCTCCTTCGTATGCATATGCATATGGTTGGACTGCTGCTAGCATCAAATCTGCGTTGTTTTCACTCGAAACTATTCGTACACAACTTATCAACGCGAAAACAATGTGAACAATCATCATTTAGACAGACACCTAACACAAGATCAGATAAACAGTGCCGCTCACGAGCAGGTTGATAATTTCTTTGAAAGTAATGATAAGTTTATCTTGCCTGAAGATCCCCTGTTTAAATATGATCCTGTATACCTCCCTCATCGTAAGTGTCAATGTTGTGATCATGATAAGTTCTTCCTAGAATATCATTACAAACGTTGGGATACAGGAAAGAAGAGATTGTCTCACTTTGGTCTGCTACGTTGTGATAAATGTGGTTCAGCTATTACATGGGTGAACGGAGACCTACGTGATGCACTTATCGAAAGAAACAACATTAACATAGCAGAGATAGACTAATGAAACTCGATAGTAAAGCGAGAGTTGTAGGCAGTGTTGGAGTCATCACTGCCTATTTTATTATCTTGCATGTGAATGTAATCACTGGTGTGGTGTTAAATTGTATTGCTGATGTGATCAGCATTCCATACTTCATCAGGACAAAATCATGGGACGTGGTGATCATGGTAGTGTTCTTGCTCATGATCAGCATGTCCAAGCTGACCACCTCTTGAAGTGTCCACTATTGTGGCACAGCACCCCATAACCGTGTATATTAAGAGAGTCAACGCAATGCACCCCATGACAGTCCAAGTCGTCAAGCACTCTCACTACAAGATCGAGATCGACACCAAGGATCTCTCGTTTCCAATCGTGTATTTCCGTAAAGAAGGCAAGTGTAAGACTGCCAAGGGCATGGAGCGTCAGCACGAACGCATCGTGAGCGAGGTTATCGAGGACTGGCGTCAGTTTGACAGTCAGATCAAGCGTTTCACTGTCTCCCGTGTGCCAGCAGACGAAGTGCCCACCAACTTGTCGAAATAGGGCACCAGATGCCCTATACTTAATTCATCAGCAACCAACCCACACCATGCAACTCACAAACAACGTCTGCACTGTTGACTTCTTTCCCGAGGCATTCATTGCTGAAGGTGACAACGTGATCGTCAAGCGTTTCCAGAAGCGTGTTACATTCAACAATGGCACTAAATCTTACAGCACTGTGACTATGTTGACAGCACAGAATGAGTGGGAGACACGTATCGCTAACGGTGCTACAGTTAATGGATACAACATGTCACAAATGCCACGCTCCGAGTATGCTCCAATGGCAGTAGGTTGATCCGAGGGTTTATATAATTGTGTCTCCAGCCGCGAGACCTTCCCTCATTCTTTTCTTTCTTCATCATGCTTTTCGATCTCCCAGTTTACAAGAAACAACTTCCACAAGTATGGTTGGAGGATGGTAAGTTTATCATCGAATCTGACTCGTTTCGTTATGTGATTGAAGATGACTTAAAACTATTGTTTAAGTTGTGCCGTCGTTTTAAGTCTGATGCTATCACTCAAACTTATGAGTAAGTCAAACTTCATTCAATACTCACTCGCATTTGTTGTCACGATCTTTGCAATGTCATCTTATTTGATGTTCCTTGCTCATCGTGACACACAGATGATGAACTACTACAACTCAACCATTCAGAAAACAAAATGACAGTGAACGTACAACAGTGGGCAGCATATCTTCACTGGTTAGATGACTGTGAGTCAGGCTATGAGATGTTGTTAGTGTTAGATGCTGTATGACATTACCAACTGATTTCCCATACACAGCACCAAAGCATTATTATTATGAATGTGAAGATTTCAAATCTAATGTGGTTGCTATATGGCTTTGTAACACTCAAAGTTATTCTTATAGCACTGATAGTCCT